ACGATCAACCGAGCAACCGAGTGGAGCGATACGGCAGCGGGTCACCAGATCACAGACTCGGACTCGACGGTTCATCTGATCATGGTCCGGCAGGTCACTCCGTAAGTGGTTCCCGGCCGCAAGGTCGGGAACCGATCGACGAAAGGACGAAGGATGTTCGGAACTATCATCGGCGCGCTGCTCGTCGCTCACTACCTAGGCGACTACTTCGTGCAGACCGACGTGCAGGCGCAGAACAAGGGCAAGCGCGGAACGCGGCTGTTCAACTACATCGGGCGCGTTCACTGCTTGTGGCACGCGCTGACGTACACGGCGACGCTCGGAATCGTGCTGCTGCTCGTGCTCGACGTCTCCGGCGTCGCGCTGACGGCGCGGGCACAGCTCATCGTGTGGTCGGTGCTCATCCTGAACGGGCTCACGCACTACGTGATCGATCGCCGCTGGACACTCGAAGCGTTCGCCCGCCTGATCGGCAAGAGCGGGTGGATCGATAGCGATCCCGAAGCACTGCCGAAGCTCGACCAGGCGGCGCACGTCGTACTGCTCGGCGTCGCAGCATACGCGCTGACGGCGCTCATCTAACATGAAGCCGGGTACCCCGTTGGGGTATCCGGCTTCGTCGTTTCCGCAGGTCAGACGTACTATGAACTAAATAGGGGACCCCCGTAGACACGGCCTTGCGGCTCATGCTAATATTTTTCTATCAGCAAGACGAACACGACGACAGGATGAAGAACATGAAGGTCAAAGTCACTCTTGAGTTCGAGATCGACCCGCATGTGTGGGCGAATGAGTACGGTCTCGACGCCGACGAGGCGAAGGCAGACGCGCGGAACTTCTTCCCGACGCTCGTGCGCGCCTACGTGAACGAGATGAACCACGTGCAGAGCGGCATCGTCGACTACAAGTACGAGCCGGAGGCGTGATCATGCCGAAGCAGCCGCTCACGCTCACTCAATGGCTGTGCGTCGCGTATCTCGTGCTCGCCGGTCTCGTGTTCATCGCGAACATCGTGGTTCACCTGATCGGACCGTGGTAACGATGGGACTGTGGAAGCATCTTGCGCTCGCGGTCGTCATGCTCGCCGGACTGTTCATCATCGCGGCTGTGCTCGGCTTCGCGGTCGGAGGTGAATGATGACAGAGCAGAATAAGCACAAACCCGAAGAGGGCGAAGTACGCATTCAAGACGGGAAGGTCGAAGTTTTCGACGGCGAACGGTGGGGTCCGTACCGGCCGCTGCCAGCGCCGCCCGGCGTCCGGCCTCAGTGCCGGTGCAGACGACACGATCACGTGTAGAACCTGCCTGCGATACTCCGGCTTCGGCCGGAGTGTCCAGGGGAGGCGCTAACCTCCGATCATCCGACGAAAGGACAAGAGGATGAATACCGCTTATTGGCTCGCGATCATCTGGGGATTGCTCGCGATCCTCGCATTGAAGTTCGTGACCGGAAAGAACACGACGCTCGTCGTCATGCTCGCGGCGGCTTCGGCCGTCGCAAGCCTGCTCGGCGTCGCGATCTCGTACAACCTGCTCTAAGACGAAGGGATTCAGATAATGGGAACACGCGGATTCATGGGGCTCGTGATCGACGGGCAGCAGAAGATCGGCTATATGCACTGGGATTCGTACCCGAGCGGCGTCGGCGTTGACGTCCTAGAGACGCTGCGCGCGCTGCTGCTTGTCGACTCCGGCGACAACGTCGCGAAGCTCGCTCGCGGGCTCAAGGTCGTCAAGCAGGACACGCCGCCCACGGCCGAAGAGAAGCACGTGCTCGCCGACTACGCCGACCGCAACGTGTCGACGAAGGAACTCGACGAGTGGTACGTGCTGCTGCGCAAGACGCACGGCAATCTCGGCGACACCCTCAAGGCCGGATACATCGAAGACGCGAGCGACTTCCCGTACGACTCGCTGTACGCCGAATGGGGGTACCTCGTTGACTTCGACACGAAGACGTTCGAAGCGTACGAGGGATTCCAGACGAAGCCGCACACGCTCGGGCGCTTCGCCACCGGCAACGGTCCGGACCGGACGAAGTCACTCGGGCACAACTACTACCCCTGCAAGCTGGTCGGCATGTGGTCGTTCGACGCGCTGCCGACGAGCGAGGACTTCACGGCCGCGCTCGAACACGACGACGAAGACGAGGACTGAACATGCGCAAGTACACCGACGACGAGATCCCCGAAGACTACGGCGAATGCTCGTCGTGTGGCGAGACGCTCGAAGAGTGCGCTCGTCTGTCCGAAGAGAACGACAAGATCAAGACGAAAGAGCAGGGCAAACGATGAAGGGTCTCAGGAAATCCGCGCAGACGCGCGCACAGCGCGCCGAGCTGAAGTCGCGCGGCATCCGACCGGGCAAGGTCACGAAGGCGACGCCGCGCGGGCAGGCTACCGGCGGATGGTCACCGTTCGGACCTCCCACCGGACAGCAGGACGTCGCCGACGACGTCGAGTACGAGGCGTTCGACCGGGCGCGCGGCGTGTGGATCAAGCACAAGCCGAAGGGGTAGGCGTGAAAGAGCTACCACCGGCGTACGAGTGGCTGTACCTGAAGAACGGCGCGGTCTCGCACGCGCTCAGCACGTTCACGGGAACGCGGTTCGTCGCCGAGTGCGGCGCGGGCGCGTGGCAGTTCTGGTACGGCACCGGTTCGCAGGACGAATATGAGAAGGCCGAGAGCCTGCCGAAGTGCAAGAGCTGCCTGCCGAAGGTAGGCGCGAGCGAGGCCGGACGACGGAAACCGAGAGGATAGACATCATCTGGGATGATTGGTCGCTAGCAGCGGCCGGGATGTTCCTGATCCTGCTGCTGTACACGGCTGCGGCGTACGCCGTCGAGTCGATGCACGGCGCTTACATGTAACCGGGACCCCGGGCCGCAAGGCTCGGGGTCTCGTGCTATTATCATCATAGTTGCAGTTCAGACGACAGACGATAGGACGACACGATGCACATCGCAGATGCCGAGACCCTCGCGCTCACGATCATGGAACCGTTCCGCGCGAAGCTCGACGGCTGGTCGCTCGGCTTCGACAACGCGAAGCGCCGATGCGGCTGCACGAGCTTCTCGACGAGGACGATCACACTCTCGCGGCACTTCGTGCAGATGAACGATGAAGACGCCGTGCGCGACACCGTGCTGCACGAGATCGCCCACGCGCTCGCCGGGGCGGGCGCGGAAGCGCACGGCCGGTTGTGGAAGGGCATCGCCCGGCAGATCGGCGCGAGGCCGGAGCGCTGCGCGTCGGGGGTCGCGATGCCGCAAGGGAACGTCGAAGGCGTGTGCAGGCCGGATTGCACGGCTCGCCACAACCGGCACCGGATGCCGCCGAAGCGACTGTTGAACGCCTATCAGTGCACCCGCTGCTACGAAATGGTGACTTGGGTTATCGTGAAGTAAGGGGAACCCCCGGGCTTGTGCCCGGGGGTATTTATGTTAGAGTTGCAGGACACAGACGAAAGGACGAAGCAATGGACATGAAGCAGTACACCCCGATCACGGACAGGCGCGGGCGCGTCGTGCACTTCTCGGCGCTCGGCTTCAAGCCGCTGTGCAAGCCGGGAACGAAGGTCGTGTACCACGCGACGCTCATCGGCGCGAACGGTGCGCGACTGTGCAACACGTGCGCCGAGCGCGAGCTTCAGGTGCGATACGAGAACGGGGAACGATGATGGTCATGCAATGGAAAAGCCCGGTCGGGAAGATGATCCTCGTGTTCATCCTCATGTCGGGCGCAGGGATGTCCGTCGGGCAGTGGCACGGCGACGACTCGCAGACCATGATCGGCATCCTCATGATGCTGAACTGCGTCGCGATCCTGCTCGGCGAGATCGTCGTTCGCATTGACCGCATGACTCGGCCGCCGATCGAACTCGTGCTCTGCGAGCAGGGCATTCACGGGTACCGGCAGGTGACGCCGAGCGGCGTATGCCCGTGGTGCGCGTGGGAAAACATGGAACTGCGCCGCGAGGCCGAAGAGAACGGGGAAGCGTGATGGCGAAGAAGGCACAGCGCCCGATCGATGTGAAGGACACGCTGTGGTCGCACATCGGGAAGGATGCGCTCGACGCGGCAGCCGAACGGATGTGGAACACCATTCGTGACGATCCTGCGCTCATGGGCACGTATAGTGACGGGTATACCGAGCCGTACCACTTGCTGTGGTCCGATGGGCAGGCCACCGTGCAGCGCGCCGTACTCGACGTGCTCGGCTTCGCCGTTCCGGCGCTGCTCCGGCAGCGGGCGAAGGAACTCAAGGCGGACGGGATCGACGTCGATCATCTCGTCGATCTCGCCGACGAACTCGAAGCAGAGCACGGCTAGACTGCAAGACGCCGCTAGTATTCCCGAACCCCCGGCTCACGAGGCCGGGGGTTTTGCTTGCGAAAAATATTTGATCTGGGGTGGGCAAGGGGCGGCGCGAGCGGTACGATTGCGGGGTACCACCCGATACAGACGACAGGATGAAGCGATGAACGACGCACGAGGCAACGAACTCCACATCGGCGACACGGTCGTCACGACCGACCGGAACGGACATGGCGAGCCGGTGCTGACGCAGCACGTCGTGCACGGCTTCGACGAGCAGGCCGGAAACGTCATCTGCGGCTTGACGTACGCCGCGATCCACGCCCGGACCCCGAACGGCGCTCGCCGGTTGGCCCCCACGCCGACGCACATCCGCAGCCGCGAGAAGACTCGGTACGCGCTCGCGGCGAACACCGTGTACCGCAAGTCGGAGTACTAGACGAGAGCCCGGCTCGCAAGAGCCGGGTTTTCGCTGTTTGCGCAGGTCACGGCGGGTCTGAAAATAATTGAAAAAATATTGTGCAATCCCTTGCCGCAGGGCTCGGGAGCGCCTAAGCTTAAGGGACACAAGACAACAGGGTACAGACGACAGGATGAAACGATGAGCAACGTGAACCGCATCGACTTCTACGTTCCCGCCGGGTACGACATCCGAAACCACATCATGTGGTCGCGGAACGTCGGAGAGAACGGCTTCGGATGGATCGCCGTCAGCGGCACTGCCGACATCCCGGGGGTCACGATCCACGGATACGAGATCAAGTCCCGCCGTGACGGCCGAGTCGCCCTCCGTGCTTCGGTGCGCGGGCAGATCTGCCAGTACGGCACGTGGGGCCTGCGAGGAGAGAAGATCTTCGAGACGGCCGATGAGGCGAAGTACTTCGCCGCTTGGCACTCCGAGTCGATCATCTTCGACTCGCTCAACTAGACGAGAGCCCGGCCTTCCGGCCGGGCTTTTGTCGGCTGCGATTGGTAAGCGCTTGCCGGTTGCCCTTTGATTTCGCGCCCGGGGCGCGAGGACATGCCCGCCCCGCCGGACCCCACCCGTTCCAAAACCCCCGAAGGGGTCCCCCTGCCCACCCACGCCCCGCGCGCAGCGCCCGAACGAAATATGATAGAGTTCATGGGACACAAGACGAAAGGATGATCGATTGAAGATCAGCAAAGAAGAAGCCGAGCGTGCGAAGGCTGCTGCCAAGCGCGAGAAGCAGCGCATCATGGGGCAGTCGAAGAAGAACCTCAGTGCGCAGGACAAGCGGACCATTGCCGCACAGAACGCGATCATCGAAGCGGCCGACCACATCATCGATGGGAAGTAGGGCGTATGTCCAAAGATGAGCAGTACGACCGCGAGGTATTCGAGCAGGTACTACGTGGTGTGCGGGGCGATAACCCCGTACACAAAGAAGCCACGGCGCAAGAGAAGGCGAAGGCTCGGAAGATCGTGCAGGCGCAGGCGAAGCGCCTGAAGAAGAAGTACAACAGCAGGCAGAACGGCGGGGGAGACGACGTGATCGACTCCGGCATGTTCAGCAGCTAGGCCACAGTACGAGGGGCGATCCGAGAGGATCGCCCCTTTTGCGCGCTATGGGCAGACACGCCCGAAGATAACTTGCGGGAACCACACTTCTCGAAAGCTATCCCGATTCCCGGCCGAAGTTGAGCGAGGTCGGCTCAAGGTTGTATGTCCGCCAGCGCCGGACAACCCACGTCCCACAGCATCACATTTCGGTAACGGCCTCACGCGCGCTGCACGCGCTGGCAACCGCTCAGGGGGTACTCGGGTATAGGAAACCCGGGGTTAGGCGCTCAGCGTTGACGCTAGGCCGCTTAACGGCCGATCTCCGGTCGCACGGCTACCGTGCTCGACGCCGCTTCTTGGCGAGCCGCGAGCACGGGTCCCATGTCGGCGAGCGCCTCGCGCAGCGCCTCGCTCGCGGCGGCGCGCTGCTGTGGCGTGAGCGAGGCGGCGTCGAGCGCCTTCGTGAGCGCTTCCGCGATCATCCGCGCCTCAGCTCGCAGGGAATCGATATATCGCTCAGAGAGCCCTGCGCGCACCGCGTCGGCCGCGACCTTCGTCAGATGCGCGCGCTCTTTGCGGCTCTGCTCGATCCACTCGCGCAGTTCGCCCGATCGGATGCGCACGGCGTACTCGAACTTCACGAGATCTTCGAAGCCTTCGCCGTTCGTTTCCATGAGCGCGCGTTCCCGCCTCGCGTCGAGATTGACCCGCTCATCGATCCACGCCGCGCGGTACGCGCTCCGGCGCACTTCGGCGAGCATCGCATCCCACGGGTTGACGTTCAGCTCGCCTGCCCACGGCTTGACCGGCTCGGCGTACATGTCCTCGTCGTCGCTCATGTCGTCACCTCTCGGATGTCACTTTCCGTAACCGGATTTCGAGCCCGTGCAGGGACCGCTGTGCAGGTGTGCAGGGATCGTTTGCATTTTCACTCTGAGATTCTATATAGGCGTACATATGTTCTAATTATCTCTTCCTATAGAGAGTTAGAGAGTTATCCCTGCAATCCCTGCACAGCAGCAGGTCAGAGAGGATTTTACCCCTGCAATCATCCCTGCACACGATCCCGGCACACATCCCTGCACAGTAACGCTTAGATAACATAGCGAGTGACTAGGACTTCACACTCCGCAAGGCTGTGCAGGGTTGCTGTGCAGGGATCGGGGGCGACCCCTGCACAGCGATTTTCGTGACTCTCAGTAACCGGATTCCGAGAGACGCGCGCCGCGAAGCATCTGGACTTGGCGGCCGTCGACACGGTGGCGGCCGGTGTCGAGCTGTCCCGGATACGCCGCGAGCAGGTCGCGGAAGAAGACGCTCTTGCCCTTCGGCATGAAGCCTTCGGAGACACACCACATGGTGTACAGCTCGTACACGGCGTCTTTCGACGTGTAGACGTGATCGCCTGCGACCGACTCGATCACGAGGCAGTCGGCCGCGAACGCCTTGATCGGGCTCGACGAGCGCTCGACTTCGACCATCGACGCCTGCACGGCTTCGCCGATCGTGAACCGGCCTTCCCGGTCCCACAGACGATCCGCGCCGTCGAGTGCCCACCGGAAGATGCCGGGCAGCTCGTCGGCGATGGTCCGCTTCAGGTTGAAGTCCTCGCGGCCTAGGAACCCTTCGACGCGGATGCGCAGTGGCAGGAACCGCGAGGCGAGCGCGCCGGTCGAGTCCCGCAGGTCCGGCATGTCGTTCGAGACGATCATGAGCCGTGCGCCGAGCTTGACGTTCAACTCGTCGCGGTTCTTCCGGTTCACCGTGACCGGGTCCTCACCCGAGATCATGAGCAGCTTCTCGACGATGGCGGGGTCACTCTTGCCGATACGCGCGTCCCCCACGATCGCGAGCCGCTTCCCGAGCATGGGCGCGAGCCCGAACGGCTCGGCGAGCCGCGCCATCGTCGGGTGATCGACCTGCCCGGTTCCGCCGAGCAGTTGCTCAAGTGTCCAAGCGATCGTTGACTTCCCCGAGCGCTTCGGTCCGACGAGGGTCAAGATCTTGTGCAGGCCGGTCGAGCCCGCGAGCACGTACCCGAACCACTCTTGCAGCAGCGCGTGCGAGTCCTCGTCGCCCGGCCACAGCTCGTCTAGAAACTTCATCCACCGGTCGCACCGCGCTTCACTCTCGTACGCCACGACCACGGCCGTGTCAGTGAAGAACTCGGGCGTGTGGTCGACGAGCGTGCGCGCTGCCCGCCCGCCTTCGCGCGGGCACCACAGCAGCCCGTTCGCGACACACGTGATCTCTTCGCCCGGCATCGTGTCGGCCGCCTCCGAACGGCGCAGCCACACGGCCGACTCGAAGGACTCGGGCAGCCGCATCTGCGACGCCATCGCCTCGACGACCTCGCGCACGCTCGACGTGTTCGGGTTCCACGGGCGCGGCTCCGGACCGTCTTTCGTCATGACGACGTACGTTGCGTCAGTGAGCAGCGAACGCACGGCGTCGGCGACGGCATAGCGGTTGTCCGCCCCGCCGAGCCTTCGGTGCGCGCCGCCGGTCTCGGGAGCGCGGTACAGGTACCACTCGTCGCGCCAGTGCCGGAGGTGAATCCCGGCGTCGGCGAACAAGAAGAGCAGGAACCGCGCGACCTTGTCGGGTTCCTTCGGACCGGGCACCGGAGCGTCGATCGTGATGCTCGCGGGCAGGAACCGGTGCCGCTGGTCGAGATCGACCACGGCGGACGTCTCGCGCGGCTCGTCGGTGTGCGTCTGCGTGAAGCCGCCGACGATCGATGCCGCGAAGTCGTCGACTTCGGGCGTGGTAAGTTCGCTTTCGGGTTTATTTGTCTGGTCGTCGATCATCGCTGTCGTCCCTCTTTCTACGTTTCACGGACGGGAGCGTGATCGACGGCCTTCGCCGTCTGTGCTGCCCGTCCGGCTTCCCAACCGGATTCGAAGGTACGCATCTGCGCTTCGATCGAGTCGTTCGCGCCCGCTTCCGCGAGCGAGGCGAGACACTGCGAAAGCGCGTCTTCCCTGCTAGGTTCCCCGAGCGAGACCGACAGCATACCGAGCCGGTACGCCGTTTTGTTGAGGTTGTCGTTCCGGGTTCCGGCGGGGGATCGTCCTAGCCTACGCACTGCTTCGACCGCTTGGAACCTTCCCCATTGCCGCCCCTGCTCGCTCTGCCGGTACTGCACGTCGGCGTTCGTCATGGGGTCGGCGCTCACGCTCCGGCGCTTCTTGCACAGCGGGATCAGCCACGCGGGCGCGTGCTCGACGCGCGTGATCTTCACGCCGTCGCGCTCGGCGATCCGGTACGCGCCGACCTCCGGAGCCCGCACGTAGCCACGAATGCCCCGGACGTCGAGACCGGGCGCGAGCTGCTTCGCCGAGTTGCGGATGCCGCCTTCGGCGGCGCTGGCATCGTCCCAGCGGTAATACAGGTGAGCGCCGCCGCTCGGCGTGCGCACGCACATCGTTGTCGTGAAGTCGTTCGAATTCGAACCGTTTCGGTGCGCGAGGTTGCGCAGCGAGGCGAAGCCGTCTGCGTCCTTCACGTCGATGTCGAGTACCCAGATGCCGGACTCGGGTCCGGTGGCGATGCCGACGCCGTTGCGCGAGTACTCGCCCGACCACCATTCCTTGATCTGGTCAAGGTCGGTGGTCGCACGCTCCGGCCACTGCGTGAACACCGGAGTGCCGGTGTCGGTGCGCAGCGGGAAGACGCGCCAACCGAAGCGCGAGCAGGCGTACGCGGCTGCGCCCGGCGTTGCCGGAGCCGCTTGGGAGAATGTCACACTAGCCACATCTGTTTCCTTTCATCCGTCGTCTTTCACCACTATACGCGCTCGTGTTAGGCTTCGCTCGTACCGGTCCCGCACCGGAGGGATGTTGACGACGACAAGACGACGAAAGGACGACGCATGTCGACTACGACCGCATCAATTGATATCCGAACTGAGGCTTTTGCCGACTTCATGGCGGATTACCCCTACGCTGCCGACGTCGAGCGGCTCGACGATCTGCCCTTGCAGCTCTTCACGGCCGACGACACGGCCGAGCTGTTTCAGGCTCGGGTACTCGGCTTCGGGTCCTCGTACCGCAAGACGCACCTGAACCACGCGCCCGGCACCCGTCCCGGCAAGGGTGTGCGCTGCTCGGGATGCCGTTGGACCGATACGGCGATCCTGTGGGCGCAGCCGCTCGAAGACGAAGGCGAAGGGCGACTCAAGCCGGTCGCGCCGTGGCAATACGTCTTCGTCTCGCTCGGGAAGTCGGCGATCGAAGGCGAGTGGCAGCGGGACACGGTCATTTGGACTGAGGATGCCGAAGACGTGCTTCGCAAGCTCTTCGTGCCCACGAAGAAGAACTTCCGGCATGACACGGGCGACGTCGCGATCCCGCCGCACAACGCGGTCGCGTTCCGCGACGCCGCGTGCGTTGACGTGAAGATCGCCGAGCTGCTGGTGCGCTACGGTGCCGTGATCCCCGACGTCGACCGTTCGGGACCGGACGCCGACCCGCTCGCGGGTCTCTGACGTATATGCTAGGCTCGGGTGAGTCGGGCCGGTTCGAAGAGGGGTGCGGACCGGCCCGTTTCCTACACCCCGCGACGATATGACGAAGGACGAAAGATGGATCACGAAACCCACCGGGCGCACACGGTCGCCGGACTGCACAAGCTCGCCGATTTCCTGTACGAGTACGACATGAGCGCCGAACTCAACACGGCGTCGAGCGTCGAAGTCACGTACTGCGTGCTCGAAGAGAACGCCGATGCCGCACGCGCCGAGTTCGAAGAGCGCGCCGCATTCCTGAGCGAGTACGGCGGAACGCAGCGGTTCACGCAGGTGAGCCGATCGCACGAGGACACGACGCAGCACGTCGCGGCATTGACGTTCGGCTCCGGCTGCGTGTCGTACCGCGTGGTGTGTATCGAGAGGACGCAGGCCGATGTCTGACAAGGTGAAAGACTTCCGGTATTACGCCGACCGCGCCGAGCAGCAGCTTCAATTGTCGCTCGGGCGCGACGAGAACGATCAGATTCTCTACATGGAACCGGAAGCGAAGACGCGGCACGTCATGCGCGCCCACGTCTATGCGGTACTCGCGGCCGGAGCGCCGCAGGCCGAGCCGAAAGACTTCCCGATGCGGGATGACAGCTGATGCCGCAGACACCGACGTTCGGAGAGTACGGGTTCCCCTCGTGCCTTCTCGTGCACTGCCTGCTATGCGGGCAGCACCACGCAGGTATCAACCACTACTGCGGATCATGCATGACCGACCGGTATGACGAGGTTGAGCGTGACGCGAAGATTCGGTCATACAGCGGTAAGTGGGCGATCGTGACCGTGTGCTCACACGCAGAATAACCACAAGGAACAAACTAGTGAAAGAAGGACACATGACGAACGACAACGAATCCGCACCCGTGCGGAAGCTGAACGGCTGCGGCATCGTCGCAATGGTCACGATCGGCCTGATCGTGCTCAGCTTCGCAGCAGCCGTGATCTTCGTGCTGTTCAACTTCGGATCGTGGATCGGCGGGCAGTGATGTATCAGAGCTACGACCTTTCGCGGTATGTCGACGGCGATCTCTCGCGGTCGACCTCGCTCACGGTCTCTGACGACGACGCGATCAACTGCGCGCACATGCTCGCGGCCGGGTTCAACACGATCAGCCGCAATATGATGGGCGACTTCGTGCTAGCCGTGGTCGACACGAAGGCCGGAATCGTGCAGTACGACGGGAAGACGGAGCAGATCAACCGCCCCGACCCGTGGTCGGTCTCGCAGACGTTCACATTCGAACCATCTGCGGGCGACGCCGACACGATCTTGACGCTCTTCGGCAACGGCGAGACGCCGACCTTCACAGCGGCCGGGAAGCTCAAGTTCGCCGAAGAGTCGAAGTACGCGCACGTCAATCGCGATGTGCTCGAAGCGGCGTACGGCGAACTCGAAGACGTGAAGAGCGTGCTCTTCGATGCCGGAGTCGAGACGATTCCGGCCGACGCCGGAGTGCGAGACCTGCTCGCGAACAAGCGTGTCATGAGTCAGCAGATCAGCCGACGTGACGTCGAGATCGCCGAACTCGTGCAGGAACGGGCGAACGCGAACGAAGCGGCTCGCGCCGAGATGATCGCCTATCTCAAGGGTGCACGGGACAAGTACCAGCGGCTCGACCCGTCGAAGGAACGCGACGACCTGATCCACCGCTTCCGGGGGATGCTTGACGTCTTCGCGAAGTTCCTCGTCGTCACGGGCGAAGCGGACACCGACGAGCGGCACGCGGTCGCTCGTCGACTCTGCGGCATGGAAGAACAGGATTGATCATGCAGCCTGAGATGAAGACAGCCGAGTTCATGACCGTGCGTGGCGGTATGGGGAACGACGCCTTCGCCGCGATGTCGAACCTCGTGAACGTCGCCCGCGCGATGTTCGCGAACGAAGGGATCGACCTGAAGACCGTCGAAGAGTTCCGCCTGTCCGTGAAGCGGAACCACGACTTCGACGAGGTGCAAGGCGGAACCGTCCTGCCGATGTGGGACACCTTTGCCGAAGTCACGTACCCGGCTCCGGCCGACGAATAGCTGCGCAGATCACGGAGGCCGGTCCCGTTCGCGGAGTCGGCCTCCCGTAGTCTTGACGGTAATTCACTAACCACCCTTGCAAGGAATTCCCTATGGACTGGAGCTCACTCTTCGCAGCTATCTACCTACTAGGTGTACTCTTCACGGCTGCCGTGACGGCGAAGCCGATCGGCCGCATCATGGGGTCGGATCGTCCCGGCGACCACGCCGACGCCGACTCGGCGAACGACGCGCGCATGATCGTCACCTTCGCCGTATGCGGCGTCGCGGCGATCTGGCCGCTCACGCTGCCGATGTACATCGCCTCGCGCATCATCCCGGCTTCGGCCGAGCACGACGACGATGAAGGTGTCGCGCTCGTGCTCGCCGGACCGGCAGAGTAAGATAAAGGAGACGAGCCCGGCTAACGCCGGGCTTCGTTGCTCATGACGATCAGATGAAAGGACGACCATGCTGCAAGGCGTGAAATTGACCCTCGTCGAGACCATCGAAGACGTGACGGCCTGCCTTGATTGGCTCTCTGGCCTCACCTGCGAGCGGCTCGGCTTCGACACCGAATCCACCGGCCTATCCCCTGAGATCGACTCGGTTCGCCTCGTGCAGTTCGGCGACCGCGATACGGGGTGGGCGATCCCGATCGACCGTTGGTACGGCCTCGTCGAAGAGATCGTGAACCGGTGGCAGCGGCACGGCCGCTTCGTCGCGCACAACGCGCGGTACGACGTCGCCATGCTGCGCAAGCACGGGATTCACGTCCCGGTGCACCTGGTCGACGACACGATGATGCTCGCGCACATCGTGAACCCGACGATCAGCGTCGGCCTGAAGCAGCAGTGCGCGCGGCACATTGACCCGCTCGCGGCTGCCATGCAGCGTCAGCTCGACGAAGTCATGAAAGAGAACGGCTACACGTGGGCGACGATCCCCATCGCGCCGACCGGAAAGTACCGGGTGTACTGGGTGTACGCCGCGCTCGACCCGGTGTTGACGGTCCGGCTCTGGGAGCATCACTGGCCTGAAGTCGAGCGCACCGCGCCGCGCGCGTACGACATTGAGCTGTCGGTGGGGTGGATCGCCGACCGTATGGAACGGCGCGGCGTGCTCATCGACCGGGCGTACACCACGGACAAGCGCCGCGAGTTCGCCGAGCTGCACAAGAGCCTCGCGAAGCGCGGGATCGACGAGTTCGGCGTGTCGCTTGGCTCGGCACAGCAGATCGTCGATGTGCTGCTGCGCGACGAAGTGCCCTTGTGGAAGCGGACGCAAGGCGGGTGGTCGCTCGATAAGTTCGCGCTCGAAGGCATCCGGCACCCGCTCGTGCAGCTCTTGCAGGAATACAAGCGGGTCGAAAAGCTCGACTCGACGTACCTGCGCCGGTTCCTTGAGTACTCCGAGTTCGACGGCCGCGTGCACCCGAATATCAACACGCTCGGATTCAAAGAAGAGCAGGGGCGGAACGCCGGAGACTTCGGCGTCGTCACGGGGCGCATGTCGATGTCGCGGCCGAACTTGCAGCAGCTTCCCCGTGTCGACGAGGATGACCCGCTGTCGATTGTCGTGCGCAACTGCGTCGTGTCCGAGCCGGGCTCGTCGTTCGTGATGTTCGACTTCGACCAGGTCGAGCTGCGGATCATGGCGCACTTGACGCAGGACCCGGGCTTGTTCGAAGCCTTCGCGCAGCCGGGCGACTTCTTCACGTTCATGACGCGCAAGGTGTACGACGACATGTCGATCATGAAGAAGGACCCGCGCCGGAGCCTCACGAAGTCGTACGTCTACGCGTCGAACTACGGCAGCGGCACCGACCGGCTTGCACGCACCACGCACCAGCCGCTCGCCGTGATCGAGAAGCTCGCGGCCGACTACAAGGCGACGTACGCCAACGTCCCGAAGCATCAACGCAACGTGCAGCGTGAAGCGGCGGCGCGCTACCAGGCCGAAGGGCTCGCCTACGTCACGTCGCCCATGACCGGCCGCCGGTTCATCGCCGACGATCCGCGCAAGCTGTACCCGCTCGTGAACTACCAGATTCAGGGACTCGCGGCCGAGATCATGAAGACGAAGCTGCTCGAACTTGACGCAGCCGGGCTCGGCGAGTACCTCGTGCTCGCGGTGCACGACGAGGCTATCGCCGAGATCCCCGACGACGAGGTTCCCGACGCGATCCACACGATGAACGAGATCATGAACGACGACAAGCTGCTGTCGCTTCCGCTCACGTCGGGCGGGGCGACCGGGAAACGATGGGCCGAGAAATCTGAGTTGTGATAATATCCTTTTACCAGTCAGGAAAGAGGATGTATGACGACTCAGCTGTGCGCTATTGACGACTGCACACAAAAGGCCGTACTCAAAGGTTGGTGCGAAAAGCATTACCGCAGATGGAAGAAACACGGCGATCCCACTAAAACACTCACGCCGTCACGGGTATACGGGAGCATCGAAGAGCGATTTTGGTCGAAGGTGCTCCCGCCGAATACGGAAGGCTGCATGTTGTGGGATGCCGCGCTCGACCACCAGGGTTACGGCTCATTTAAGGGGAACGGCAAACAAGGCGGTGCACATCGATTCGCCTTTGAGTTCGCGGTAGGTCCGATTCCTGACGGGAGGCAGCTAGATCACACCTGCCATACAGCCAACCGATCCTGTCCGGGCGGCACCGACTGTCAGCACCGGCGTTGTGTAACGCCGCAACATCTCGAACCCGTGACGAAGGTAGAAAACACAAGACGTGCGCAACCCTGGAATGTGAACAAATCCAAAACACACTGTAAGTACGGACACGAATATACGACAGAAAACACGGGGTATACCAAAGGGAAGCATGGGATACAGCGCCGTTGCCGTGAATGTGATCGAATCAGAGGACGAGAGAAACGGAAGAAGAGAGATGTCTGAATACGTGCTGATCGGGGTCGATCCCGGCAAGACGACGGGACTGTTCCTGTACACCAACCACGCCCAGCTCGGGTTCATCGACTCGAACAGTCACGTGATCGACGACCGGCAGTGCCTGCATGACGAGGTCGACGCCGAGCAGGCCCCGAAGCGGATCAGCGACTTGATCGTGAAGGCGACCGACTACGTCGGGTACGGCGGGGTGCACATCGCCGTCGAGTGGTTCATCATCACGGGGCGCACGGCGAAGCTGTCGCAGCAGACCGACGCGCTCGAAGTGACGGGCATGGTCAAGGCGTTCGCGCGTCTGCACACCCGGAACGAGATCACGCAGTACATGAAAGCGAATCTGAAGTTCGCGAACGACGCCGCGCTGCGCCGCGCCGGGTGGTACTCGTCGAAGCTCGGACACGCCACCAACGCCGCTCGGCAGGCGTACGCGCTGCTCAAAGATGTCGACTACCCGGAATGGCTCGCCGTGTCGAACGGTGCTATGATGAAATTCGACGACGAGACGAAGGGATAGAGATGAATCCGATCATCGCAGAACTCGACGAGACCGGCAGCCGGATCGTGCTGCACGGCACGGCGTGGATGGACAAGCCGCTCATCACGCAGATTCCCGGCAAGGAATGGAAGGGCGGCCGGTGGACGCTGCCGAAGTCGTGGGCGGCGTGCGTGCAGATGCGCGCGATCTTCGGCGACCGGCTCAAGGTCGGGCAGCTGCTCGGCGGATGGTCACGCACTGAGAAGCAGCGGCGCGACCTCGCGCTGCGGTACCGCGATGCGCGCGAGCCGGTCGACACCTTCGCGTACGACGTCGACAACGACCACGCCGAGAAGCTGTACCCGTTTCAGGTTCCCGGCCGTGACTTCATGGTTGCTGCTCAGTTCGCGCTGCTCGGCGACGAAATGGGCTCGGGCAAGACGCTTCAGACGCTCGCCGCGCTGCGCGCCGTCGACAAGACCAGCGGCAACGCGTACCCCGCGCTCGTCGTGTGCCCCAACTCCACTAAGCGGAATTGGGCTCGCGAAATCCGCAAGTGGCTTCCGGAGGCGACCCCCGTCGTGATCGACGGCAGCGCCGCCAAGCGCCGGAAGCAGATCGAAGCAGCGGCCGACGTCCCGAACGCCGTCGTGATCATGAACATCGAAAGCGTGCGCCTGCACTCGCGGCTCTCGGCGTACGGCTCCGTGCGCCTGAAGAAGTGCGCCGAGTGTGACCCTACCGCCGGAAGCGCCGACCTGCCTGCGGCGAAGTGCGAGAGCCACGACAAGGAACTGAACACGATCCCCTTCAAGGTCTGCGTGCTCGACGAGGCGCACCGCGTGAAGGACCCGAAGGCGCTTCAGACGCGCGCGATTTGGAACGTCTTCCACGGCGACACCGTGCAATACCGGTGGGCGCTGACGGGGACCCCCGTCGCGAACCACCCGGGCGACATCTGGTCGATCCTGCACACGATCGCGCCGCACGAGTTCCCGCGCAAGTCGGCCTTCATCGACCGGTACGCGCTCGTCGAGTTCAACGCCTTCGGAGGGATGTCCATTGTAGGGCTGAATCCGGCGACGCGTGACGAGTTCCTGTCCCTGCTCGACGTCCGGATGCGCCGGATGCTGAAAGCGCTCGTGCTCGACCAGCTTCCCGCGAAGACGCGCGTGACGCGCCACGTCGAGATGAGCCCGAAGCAGAAGAAGGCGTACGACGAGGTCGCGAGCGAGTACGTGCTGACCACGGAGTCGGGCGACAAGCTCGTCATGAACGGGAACCTCCCGGCCGCGACGCGCCTGCTGCAACTCTCGTCGGCGATGTGCGACATCGACAAGGGTGAGACCCCCGACGACATGGGATCGTGGAAGGTCACGCTCACGGACACGCCGAAGTCGCCGAAGATCGACGAACTCATGTCGATCATCGCCGACAATCCGGGGAAGCCGCTCGCCATCGCGGCCGAGCACAAGCAGCTCATTGACCTTGCTGCTCGTCGCCTCACTGACGAAGGGATCGAGTACGGCGTGATCACGGGCGGCGTGTCCGGCGCGCAGCGTGACGAGACGGTCGAAGCATTCCAGTCCGGCAAGCTCAAGTACATCTTGTTCACGTACAAGGCCGGTGGCGTCGGCCTGAACATGACGGCCGCCGACACGCTCGTGCGGCTGCAACGGTCGTGGTCGCTCATCGACAACATGCAAGGCGAAGACCGGGTGCACCGCATCGGGTCGGAGGTGCACGAGGCGATCACGATCATCGACATCATCACGGCCGACACGGTCGAAGAGACGCAAGTCGAGAAGCTGTACGCCAAGATGCAGCGGCTCGAAGAGATCGTGCGCGACCGCGAGCAGCTCACGGCGGCCGGGCAGTCGACGGCGCACCTTGACGCCGAAGCCGCTCGGATCGAGTCGGTCGACCTGCTCGACTACGACATCGACGAAGAGCTGACGAAGTACGAAGACGCCATGAACGACGACATCGACGGAGGACCATGAACGACATCGACCGCGTGTCGCAGTCACGACTGAAAGATTTCCAGCGCTGCAAGCGCCGGTACTGGCTGCGACACGTGCGCCGACTCGCGCCGCGACTGCACGGGCCTGTCGGTCCGTTGCAGTCCGGCACGCGGGTGCACGAGGCGCTTGAAGCGTTCTATCGGCCGGACTCGGTTACCGACCCCCGGCAGGCGCTTGAAGACGCGATTTCGAATGCGGCGCGCGAGTACCACGCGCAGTGCGTGAAGCTCGACGTCGAGCCCGACGCCGCCGTGCTCGACAAGTTCCTGAAAGACACGGACCTTGAGCGGGCGATGGTCGAAGGCTACTTCGAGTGGCTCGCCGACACCGGAGCCGACGCGTATCTCAAGGTGATCTCGGCCGAAGAGCAGATCAGCGTCACGTCCGAGCAGATCGGCGCGGAACTGGGGAAGCCCTTCGCCGTCGTCGGCAAGCTCGACGCGCTTGTGCTCGACGAGGTGACCGGCTTTACGCAGTTCGTCGACCACAAGACCGTGCAGAACTTCGCGCAGCTTTTGCCGACGCTGCAAGGCGACGCGCAGATGTTGCACTATCACCTGCTGCTGTCGATCATCTATCCCGATCAGCATGTCGACGGCGCGCTGTACAACATGCTGCGCAAGGTCAAGCGCGGGAAGACGGCGAAGCCGCCGTTCTATTCGCGCGAGACCATCATTCACAACGCGGCCGAGATCGAGTCGTACCGCTTGAAGCTGATCGGCCTCGTCGCGAACGTCTTCGAATTCGAAGGCCGGATTGCGCAGCTCGGCGACATCGGCGTCAAGATGTTCGCGCAGCCGAACATGATCAAAGATTGTTCATGGGATTGCGATTTCTTCTCGATCTGCGGCATGTTCGACGATGGATCACGAGTCGAAGACGCGATTGCCGATCTCTTCGAAGAGCGCGACCCGATGCAGCGGTACACGCCGTCTGTGTTAGACTCTTATGTAATAGATCGAACGACAGAGAGGAGAGGATCAGGTGACAGCGCAGTTCAGCGAGTTCGAGACCGCGACATTTCTCGCCTACGGCGAGACGAAACACGGCAAGTCCTCGCTGCTGTCCACTATGCCGACACCCGGGGTCATCTTCGACACCGAAGGCAAGTGGCAGTTCTTTCAGGGACGGGCCAACCCGAACCGCAATGGCGAGCCCTTCCGGCTCAAGCTGTGGAACCCGGCCGAAGCGCCGCCGAAGGGCGACGGGTACGACTTCGCGATCGTCAAGATCACTAGCGCGGCCGTGCTCGCGCAGGCGATGCCGTGGATCGACCGCAACGATCACCCGTTCGTCTCGATTGGGTACGACTCGTTGACGGTCGGTCAAGAGCAGGGGATCGAATCCCTGCGCAAGGTCGACGAGGACTTCCGTATTCAGGACTGGGGCGCTATCCGGCGTCGCGTCCTGTCGGACCTCTCGCGCATCATGGCGCGGGTGTCGGACCCGGCGAACCCGCTTCGCGTGTTCGCGGCGACGGCGCACGGCCACACGAAAGACGGGAAGTACCGCCCCGCGATGCAGGGCGGTATTCAGGGGCGAATGCCCTACTCGTTCGACTCCGTGATCTGCATGAAGAAGGCGTTCGTGCAGAATGAGCAAGGCATCATCACGGACGACGCGGCGTCGGTCTTCCGAGCGCTCGTCAAGGCACACCCGGCGTACGCCACCGGGTCGAACTTCGAAGACCGGTTCGACCGGACTTTCTACAACAATCCGAATCTGACGCACATGATGCGGACGATCTTCCCGGCTGCGGCCGAAACGAAAGGATAAAGGACAATGGCAGACGAATCGTGGGATGACTTCATCAAAGAGGCGAAAGACAACTACGACCTTCCCCCCGAAGGTGAGTACGACTTCGTGATCATCGAAGCCGAAGCGAAGGTGTCCAGCGCGGGGAACCCGATGATCCGCGTGAAGGCGAAGATCACGAACGGTCCGCACGCGAAGAAGACGATCAAAGACTTCTATGTGATCCGCATGGCATCGCAGGTCAAGAAGTTCATGATGCACATGAAGGCAGTCGGGATCACGCTCGACACGCTGACCACGCACAAGCCGACGATGGATCAGCTCGCCAAGGTGATGGAAGGCAAGACGTTCCGGGGCAAGGTCGTGCACAAGAGTGACGACCGCTTCGGCGACGCGGCCGAACTGTCGTGGTCGATGATGCCACCGGCCGGAGGTGCGGCGGCCGTGACGAGCTTCCCCACGATCAGCGAAGCTGAGGCACTCGGGTACGGCTCCGGCGATACCGTCGTCGCAGGTGACGACGCGGCTTTCTAAGCCCGGCTCACAAGAGGGTGTCCGCGATGCGGGCACCCTCTTTTTCATTAATGATATGATCACATGATCACAGAAGAGAGGATAAAAGCGTGTTCACTGCACGAAACCGACAAAATCCATTCGCCGCGCGCAAGCGCCGAGCTGCCGAAGCGGAGGCAGCAGCTCAGGCCGAGCCCATCGCAGCGCCGTTCGACCGCAACCCGGAATCTGAAGAGTACGTTCAGGCTCCGGACATCGCGACGTACGCGACGGGCGGCGTCGTCGAGCAGCCGAAGCCGGTACTCGTCGAGCCGAGCGCCGACGAAGAGCACGAGGCAGCCGACGAGCTGAATCAGCTCGATCAGACCATCGAAGCGGAGATGCAGACGGATCACTACGCCGCGATTCCCGTGCTCTCGCCAGAGACGCAGGCGAAGATCGACGCTGTGATGAGCCACGCGATCCCGCCCGTCGCCGAGCCGCTGACGCTCGACGAACTGATCGAGACGGCCGAGCCGGGTCCGGCTCCGATCGCCGAGCCCGAGACGCCGCCTGAGAGCGAGCCTAAGCGCGGGCGCGGGCGACCACGGCCGCAAGAGACCATCGACCGCGACAACGCCGTGCACGACCTGCTCAAGGCGGCCGACGCCGACGAAGGCGTCTCGAAAGAAGCGCTCGCGATCTCGCTCGACGAGAAGGAACAGCAGGTGTATTCGAGCCTGCGTCAGCTCTCGAAAGAGGGACGCGCCGAGACCCGGTACGTCAAGGGTCACGGGTACCGGTGGTTCGCCGTCTGACCTGCGGAAACGGCAAGGGGGTACCCCCGGGTTGCGTGCCCGGGGAACCCATGCTATTGTTTAATACATCAAGGCAAGCGACACGCCGGACGACGAAGGGACGAAGATGAGCGATCAGTACGACGATCTCGACTGGGACAACGGGCAAGACATCCCGGTCGAAGGCAAGTAAGATCAGAGCGTCGGTTCGTCCGGCGTGAGCCCTCATAGCTCATTGGCAGAGCAGCGGCTTCCAAACCCGCGTGCAGGTGGTTCGATTCCATCTGGGGGTGCGCAGTGTGTTAGTCCGTACACTAAGTGATCAAGCGCCTTACCAGCGTAACGGGCTCGACTCGCGAGACTAGCTATCTCGGCGGGAAAAGGCTCCGGGTGGTTCCGGGGTATCGTCACTAGCTCAATGGCAGAGCATGAACCCGAGCAGGGTTCAGGTCCGGGTTCGAGTCCCGGGTGACGAGCGGAAGCGATACCGGCTCCGAAACGGGGTCCTAGGCGCACCGGGACGAAAGTCGC